GCGGAGAATCGCTTGTCTCCTGCCGTGGATACTTCGTATTTCATCGCATCAAAGAAGAACCGTGCTTGCACGGTTCAGGGATCGAAGGATCGAGGCATCGCGGGACCATTGGGCCGATGCGCAAAGGGGGCTGCGTGGACTATGCGACAGCTTGGCGAAGCCTGATGAGCGTGCTAAGCACGGGTTAAGAGCAAGATGCGCGGATGATTGTGTTGAGTCAACGGTCCGAAGGATCGTGGGATCGCAGGATGTAGCACAAAACCGATGGGTAGGACTGTTCAGACAGGTGTTCGAGGGAGCACTGGTCCCAACGTCCGTTGGTCCCTTGGTCCTACGATTCCTCCACAATCTGGGGTAATCACGATCATCGAGCCAAAGGTCCCTTGGTCCGAAGGATCATTGATGATGAGGCGATGTTTGAAACATCGGGCCTTTGATGCGTTGGATCGAAGGATCGATGGATCGTCGGCTCGAGCGCGCGTTGAGCGTAGTTTAGCGACAGAACGTAGGTGACAACGCGCAAGACCCCCGGGGGAGGGGGAAACGGCGCTTGCGTCCGGAGTGAATAGGGGACCCGCACCTCCATTCATCCCCTCTGGAAAAGTGACCCCCGGCCCTCGGCCCGCCCATCCGTCGGCCCGCCCATCCGTCGGCCCGGTAGGCCCTAACGTCCCTATTTTTACCCGAGGCCCGTCGAAAAGTAGGCCCGATCCTATTGCCCTATTGAATTTTTGACCCACCCCAACACAACTTAACTCTATAGTTATACCAACGAGTTATTAAAGTATTGGGTTATTAAGGTTCGTTTTCTCTTTGTCTTCTAAAATTCCGGTCTGTGTGTGTGATATTGGACATTCACTGAAACCCCAATAATTCAATATTTTCAATAGAAGTTACGTAAATACCTGGAAATCCTATATACTTAAAGTTATCACCCCCTGCGACCCCACCAACAATACTGCCAATAGCCCAATAGCCCCCGGTGATTTCTGGACTTGACGCGAGGTCGGAGTGCTTGCATTGTCATAACCATGTCCGACGAAATACCGCAAGACACTGAACCGCAGGAACCTGCTAAACCACGTGAACCGGGGGTCCACATCCCTGCGTCCGCCACAGCCAAGGCCCTTGGAAAGCAGCGCCGGGAGGAAAAGGCCCGCTTGAAGAAGGATAGGCAGTTGCAGATCAAGAAGATGAACGCCGCCAAGGAGGCCATGGCGAACCGTCGAGCCCTGATTAAGGAGAAGATCGCCAAGGGGATTCCCATCACCGAAGAGGAGCTGAAGGTGGCGGCCGTGCGTAACAAGACTCTCATCGACATGGCCAAAGGCCAGATCAAGATGACCGCTGAGCCAGCGATAGTTGTGAAGCCCCAGACCATAAACGCCCTTCGGGTCGTGGTGGAGCAGACCGCTGCCAAGCACACTTACAACCCGATCGAGGGTCTCTTGAACGAGTTGAAAGACCCGGACCTAAGCGCCAAGGACCGGGTGGCCATCCACAAGACGCTGCTTCCCTTCCTGATGCCCCAGCTTGGCCCTGCCAAAGAGGAGCACGTCCAGGCGGCGCCCACCGCCCCCAAGATCACCATCAAGTCGTTCCAGATTGCCGCCGGTGACGGCCGCCCGATCCACGAAAGTAAGAAGGATTCCTTGGCCAACGCGGTTGAGCGAGAAGAAGAGCGCCCGGACGCCGAAGCAGAGGCCCAGGCGTTTGAACCGTCCACCTCCCCTGAAATTTCCAATGACCAGCTCCCTGTTTGATTTCCTGTTCTTTATCGCCAACAACCCGTTTGATCGCGAGTTTTACAAGACCCAGGACTGGCGGAGATACCAGTTCCTTGAAGACCTGGGCCTGATCAAGACCCAGTTCGGCTTTTCCACGATCACACCCCTTGGCTGCATGTTCCTGATCAACCACGCATGATCCACTACATACGACACCTGTTCTTCCTGATTCTGATCGTCTCGGGCCTTGCAGCCCTGTCCACCCTGGACAACTGGATCTGGAGAGAAGCCCACCCCGGAGCCCCGGCCTGGACCTACTGGTTTTCTCGATAATGGCCGCTCCACGCAAAAAGAAGGCGCCGGAAGCGGCGATGGACGTCGAGCTTCCCGCCCACGGCTGGAAGCCGCGCCCGTATCAGGTCAAGTTCTGGGACTACATGCTGAACAAGCAGTGGGGAGCCCGGGCCATCCTGTGCCACCACCGCCGCGCAGGCAAGGACCACACCGCGATCAACTGGACCGCCGTCGCCTCGCAGCTTCGGGTGGGCCTCTACATCCACGTGTTCCCCTACGCCAACCAGGGCCGCCGAATTGTCTGGGACGGTATCGACTACAACGGGCGCAAGTTCTTGGACGCGTTCCCTGCGGAGCTGATCGCACGGAAGATGGACTTGGAAATGAAGCTGTATCTGACGAACGGTTCCATCTACCAAGTCCTCGGAGCCGACGATCCCGACAAGCTGGTGGGTATCAACTGCGTCGGGGCGGTGTTCTCCGAGTATGCCCTGATGGACCCCCAGGCCTTGAACCTGGTGATGCCGATCCTGAATGAGAACGGAGGGTGGGCTGTTTTCCCGACCACCCCTCGCGGCAAGAACCACTTCTACGACCTGTTCGAGAACGCCAAGAAGGACCCGCAATGGTTTGTCAGCCACGAGACCATTGAGACGACCAAGGCCGTCGATCCGAAGGTCATTGACCAAGAGCGGGCCCGTGGAGTCGACGAGCCCTTGATCCAGCAGGAATACTACTGCTCGTTCGACGCCGGTCTCTCCGGTGCGTATTACGAGCGGCAGATCGCCGAGTTGGACCGGGCGGGCAAGATCACCGACGTGCCGTTTGAGCCCATGCTGGAGGTCCACACGGCCTGGGACTTGGGTATCAACGACACCACCGCCGTCTGGTTTTTCCAGGAGGCGCGCGACGGCGTGCGGATCATCGACCACCTCGAAAACCGCGACATGCCGCTGTCGTATTACGTGCAGGAGTTGCGGACAAGGGCGGCGAATTGCAACTGGGTCTACGGGCGTCACTACGGACCGCACGACGTGATGCAGCGCGACTTGTCCACAGGCAACACGCTCTACGCCACGGCGGGGTCGCTTGGCCTGCGCTGGACCGTCGTGCCCAAGATTGATGACATCCGGCATGGCATCGAGGCGGCGCGTCAGTGCCTGCTCCAGTGCTGGTTCAACAAGAAGACCACGCTGAAGGGCGTCGAGGCGCTCAAGTCGTATCGGAAGCAGTGGGACGAGAGGAACAAGGTATATCGCGACAAGCCCCTGCACGACTGGGCATCGAACACCGCCGACGCGTTCCGCACCCTTGCCATGGGCCGACGGGCCCTGAATCCTAATCGGCCTAAACCCAAACTGACCGATTACCAGACCAGCATGTCAACCTACGACCCGCTCGGATGAAACCCTACGATTTTATCGAATCTTTCGCCAAGGCCCACGAGTCCCGCTCTGTCGACGCGGCGGACGAACTGAACTTTTGGTTGATGCACGGCTACCTGTTTAAGTCTCCACACTACTTCCTAATATTCGGCGAGGACCCCGATTACCCGAACCCGGACGTGTGGTTTGTGTATTGGGCCGAGATGGCCCCGGATTTTCGCAGTAGTTGCTTTAGTCACATGTGGCTGGCATCTATCGCCGCGCTTCTGGATTTGATGCCTTACAAGCGGCCGAAGATAAAATTCAACCGTGGCTTGCGTGGCAACTTCGACGGTAGAATCTACTCGACCGACCGTTTGCTTCGACTTATCTACGGAGCGAAACACTGACCACCATGGGATTCTCAAAACCTAAAGGACCTAAAGTTCAACCCCCTCCTATGCCCGCCGCTCCCGCCGCGCAGAACGCGCCGTCGGCTATCAACGACGTCGTGCGCGATGTTATCAGCACCCGTCGCAAGCAGACCACGCTACTGGCCTCGGCTCCTTCTGGCATGGGCTCCAAGACGCTTCTCGGTTCCGGCATCGTATAAGCCATGGAAGACGCAAACGCCAAGCGGGTGATGCAGACGCATCAGCGCCTGAACCGAGATCGAGGAAACTTCGATCCCGTGTTTCAGGAGCTGCGCGAGCTGTGCCGCCCCGACACGTCCGAGTTTACGACCGGCACGTCGGTGCCTGGCGAACAGCGTCGCCGTATTTACGACGGAACCGCTCCGTGGTGCGCCGACATGCTGGCGTCAGGCCTGCACAGCTACTTGTCGAACCCGGTTGACCGCTGGTTCAGCCTCGGTGTCCCCGGCGTCCCGCTGCACGAGCTTGGGCATGAAGAGAAGATGTGGATGGAAAACGCGGCCGACACGATCTACGCGCACTACTCCGCCCCCGGCTCCGGCTTGAACCCGTCTCTGCACGAGGTCTACATGGACCTCGCCACGTTTGGCACCTCCGCCCTGTATCACTGGATGGAGGGGAACCAGCTCAAGTTCCGCTCGTATCCCCTTTCCACGATCTGGATCGACGAAGATGCCAAGGGTGACGTGAACCTGATTCACCGCACGATCAAGTGGACTGCGGTGCAGATAAACGAGGAGTTTGGATTCCTCACGGAGAAGCTTTCCAAGCTGAAGGAGACCGATCAGGTCACCGTCATTCACGAGGTGTCGCTCAACCCTGACTTTGAGCCGGGCAATCGCGGCATGAAGCGCCGTCGCTGGAAGTCGTGCTACGTGTGCAAGGACACCGGCGAGACTCTCGAAGAGACCGGCCTCGACTGGATGCCCTACCTTGTTCCCCGGTGGAGCAAGCTGTGCGGCGAGAAGTATGGCCGTGGTCCCGCGATGTCCGCCCTGCCCGAGATCCGCATGGTGAACGCCATGTCGAAGACGATGATCATCGCCGCGCAGAAGATGATCGACCCGCCGCTGATGGTGGAGGACGACGGCTACATGCTGCCCATTCGCTCGAATCCGGGCGGCATCAACATGCGCCGTCCCGGTGCCGCGCCCATCGAGGCTTTGCCCACCGCGTCGCGCATCGACGTGGGCGTGGACATGATCGAGCAGCGTCGCGAGATGATCCGCCGCACCTTCTACGTGGACTGGATCGTGCGTGGTCAGAAGAAGGAGCGCCAGACCGCCTACGAGGTGAGCGACGAGCGTAACCAGATGCTTAGTCTGATGGCCCCCATCGTGGGCCGCCTTCAGGAGGAGTTGCTGGGTCGCATGCTCACGCTTTCCTACAACTACCTCCAGCGCGCCGGACTGGTGCCCGACGCCCCCGAGCAGTTGGTCGGCATCCCGCTCGAAGTGATCTACGTCAGTCCTGCCGCTCGCGCGCAGTCCACCGCCCGTGGACAAGGAATGATCGCCTACGTCCAGCAGCTCGCCCAGTTGCTGCCGGTCATGCCCGGGCTTATCGACTCCATCGACGAAGACGGTTTCAACTCCGAGCTTCAGGACCAGCTCGACGTTCCGCGTCGCGTGCTGCTGTCCCCGCAAGCCATCGAGGAGAAGCGCAACAGTCGCCAACAGCAGGAGCAGATGGCCGCCAGCGCCCAGCTTGGACCGGCCATGGCCAAGAGCGCCAAGGACCTCGCCCAGGCCAAGCAGGCCGGGCTCACGCTTAACGTATGAAGTTACTGGATACACTACTCGAACGTCTCCGCCTCAAACGGGATTACGCGGAGACGTTCGGCACTCCGCACGGTCGTCGCGTGCTCGCGGACATTCTGCGGCGCTCCGGCGTCACGTTCCCGCGCTTTGAGGCCGACCAGGAAAAGGCGCGTCTGATGGAGGGCCACCGTCACCTTGCCCACTCGATTTACAGGATGGTTCATTCCTCGGATGAACCGCTCCTGAAACTCATATCCGAGGAACAACGCAGAAATACCGAAAGCACATATGTCACTGATAACTGATCCGAACCCCCAGGCGGGCGCTGGCAGCCAATCCAACGTTGGTCAGCAATCCCAGGGTGGAGCGGGTAGTCAGGCCGGAAGCGGTTTTGATTATCGCTCCATCTTGCCCGAAGACCTACGCAACGAGAAAACCTTTGAGCCCTACTCGAAGGTGAAAGACCAGAACGAGTTCATGCAGCAGCTTGCGCGCGGATACCACTCCGCCCAAGGCATGATTGGAAAGAAGGGGCTCATTCCTCCTGGCGAGCAGGCCAGTCCCGAAGAGCGCCTGGCGTTCCGCAAGGAGCTCAACAAGACCCTCGGCATCCCCGAGCGTTTCGAAGACTACAAGGTCGAACTTCCAAAAGACGCGAACCTTGATCCTGAGAAGGTCAATACCTGGCGTCAAAAG